GTTTTCGAAGGATACGCCACCTTCATTGCAAACTGCTCCATTTGGAGCAAGGGGAGCGCACGTTCCAAGAGCATCTTGGAGAAGTACGTCTGGAACTGTGCAGAGACAGATCCTGTAGTTACATTAGCCATTTTATTATTTTCCTTTTAAACAACTAACCTATTTTACGATCTATCCGCCTCTGCTGCCATTTTCATCAATTCACGCCCTTGCTCCTCCGAGGAGAGTTCGTGAAAAGCTTTAACGCGAGCAGGGCCAGAAGGTTGACCGCTTGCAGGTGTCGTTGCCTTTCTTAGTTGAGTCAATTCAGACTCATACTTTGCAATCTTCTTTTCCAAGTCAGAGGCAGCGTCCGCCTTGAGCCTCATCTTCGCCAGACCAACAGCATCATTGATTCCGTTAGGATAGTTCCTAAGAATCGCGTGTTGCTGTAACAAGGTCGATACTGCTTTGTAGAGGTTGGTCGAAGAATCCTTTAATTCTGGATTCGCTTCGACTTCTCGCAAAAGGTTTTGGTCCCAGGCATTCTTCCAATCCGCCTGCGCCTTCTGCTCGTTCTCTCTCTTGCCAGCAGTTTCAATCTCGTTGGCTTTGCTTTCAGCGAGTTTTGCAAGATCATCACGGCCTTCGTCACGATAGCTTTTTGCGGCTTCGCGATAGTCATCCGCGCTAAACTTGCTAGAACTTGCCTCTGTCTTTGCTGGAGGAGCTTCTTGACCAGCCCTTGCAGCCTTGGCTGCTTCAATAGCTTCTCTCTCAGCCTGGAGTCTTGCACGTTCCGCTTTGACATCGTCCCACTCTTTGGCGAGTCGAGACTGTGCCTTTTGGTACTTGCTTTGCTTCTTTTCGGAAGCTGACTCTGACTTGGGTTCATCAGATTGCGTTGTTAAAGAGCTTGTTGATGTAGTTTCAGTCTTAGGGACTTCATCTACCACCGCATCGTTCGATGTGGATTTTGGTTCGGCGTTTTCTGGAGTCGTAGGTTTCTCCGAGCTATCACTACTTTCAACCTCCTGCTTAACTTCTTTAGTAGCCTCAACATTATCTTCTGGTACTTCATCTAACCCAGCGTCAAATGCTGCTGCTATCTTCAGCATATCAAGTTCAGTTGGTTCTTTGGAATCCGCCATGTTGACCCTTTCTTTACACCACCACTCAGGGAGTCATTCTGAATAGCAGGTTAATTGACAGCAGGTTCATCGGCCCCATCCCTACTGTCGAGGATGGGCGAGTTTTGTTTGGGGCTGCATAACGACTCAATTGTCGCCACACAACCTCGAAATCCTTTAGCATATCCACAAGCCTCTGCAAGTGAATCCGCATTTTTCTCTACTGCGGAGGCATTTTGGCGCAAAGTAAGGTTAAGAAGGATCAGTCCAAGCTTCTTGCCAGTTAGGCTGCCAAGGAATCCAGTTAACGCTCTTTCATCCTCCGCTTCCCACTTAGGCTCGTCCACCCACTCTTGGTGGCGGATAAAAGCCATGATTGCGCGTAGTCTTCTCATACTATGTACCCCCAGCTATCGCCCTGGAATAGGGCTAGGTAATCGCCTTTGAAAGTCTCTGAGAGTGCCTGTCTTACTGCTGGGAAGCTGAAGTCGTGGCCTGTCATGCACCCACCCTTTCTTAGCTTGGGTAACCAGAAATCTATGTCAGCACGCACACCTTCGTACCTGTGGTCACCATCCACATAAACCATGTCAAGCGATCCGTCGGCAACAAACTCAAGAGCATCTAGGCTCTTACCGCGAGAGAAGGTTACATTACCCTTTGGCTTGGTTCTTTCCGTAAAAGCATTAAAAACATCTTCCATTGGGCATTTGTGGCTTGCCACATCATTCGGATCGTACCCATTCTCCCAAGGATCTACTGCCAATACTTCCTTGAAATGATCAGCTAGTACCACAGTACCTTCGCCACTATACGATCCAATCTCAACACACTTGCCAATCGCGCCATTCTGATTTGCCCACTTACAAAGTTTTGCCAAGCCTTCAGCTTGGAATGCATCGCGCATTACTGGTACTGCCATCCGCCAATACAAGCGGATGTGGCTATAAAGTCAAAGCTTAAATTAGCTTCTGATTGCTAGGGGCGAGGGAGTTGTTGACAGGAGGTCTTGGCATGGGCGTGCGACGAGTTCTGCCTGCCACTTGGGAGAAACTTCTAGCTGGACCAGCGGGAGCTGCAAGGTTCTGCGCTGCTTGGTTCATGTCTTGATTCCTGCGCATTCCTTGCTGAAGCATTTGATTGTAGTTCGCCATTTGACCCATTTGCCGAGCAGGCGGAATAGCTCTTGCGCTTGTTGGAATGGGAGGATTTGGAGTTTGTGAAAAATTCGCATTAGCTTGTGGCATTGCATTCCCAATTGCTGGGATGGGTTGATTGGGGGTTTGAAAATTTTCAGCAGGAACAAATCTGCTGCCAGGACGAGGAACTATGCCAGCCGTTCTTGCAACCATTTGTCCTGTCGTTGGGTCAACGTAGTTAACCATGTTTGATGTATAATTTTTACCTGGCTCCCTTGAGTCAATAAATTCTGGATCATTCGCAGGCCGTGCCGTCCCACTAGTAAGTGCTGCATTCCGCTCGGCCATTGCAGCTTCCATTCGTCTTGCTTCCTCTGGACTAGGAATTGGCATCAGGCCAGCTTCTGGACCCCTCGCCTGCCGTTCCGCAAGCAATTGTGAAATCATGTTGAAATAATTTTGATTCTTCATGAGGGAATTAAAATTAGGATTTTGCACCATGTCCATCGGACTCATGGTTGTTCCTGCTGAAGTTGTGGTTTTGGGTTTGGTTGCCATATTACATTACCTGTGGTTGGATTTGTTGTGGTGCTTGGCCTTGCTGTTGTACTTGTGGCTTGGCTGCATCGCGAAGTTGTTTCTGAATTGCTCTGGATGTATTCGGATCGGTCTGTTCCAGCGCAGCTAGGTGCTGTTGCAAGTGGTCCATAAGAACCTGAACCGCACTCTGGTCTACTGGCTGCTGGCGCATCTGCGCTGCTTGGTTGAACGCGAAGAGAACCGATATGTGCGCTTTGTGATCATCGCTAGGCTTAATCGCGACAGGGAATCCTGTGGCCAGCATGGTCGCAATTTCTGTCGCTTGATCTTCAGCTTGATCGCCTGATCCTGCTTGCGGGTCAGTAAATAGTTTTCTAACGAGACTAGGGTCATCTTGTTCAAGAACTGACTTTACCAGTTCTCCTTGGTTGATGTAGGGATTTCCTTGGAACATCTGCATGCGAGCAACTGATTTCTGCAATGCAAATTGGCGGTTGATAAAGTCAAGTCCACCCTTCGGCTCAATCGAGTACTGCTCATGGATTCCTTCAGGAACCATCTCGCCAGTATCGTCTGCATAGCGGAACATCAAATCTTCCTTCGCGTACTGGACGTACAACGCCCAAGACTGACGGAAGAGGTGAGCCAAGCTCATTCGGAAGATGCGATTGCGCAAATCACCAGAAGCAGCCGCCTGACCCTGCATCGCCTGAATCTCAGCAGCGGTTTTTCTGTCAGCAGAATTAAACTGCGAGCCAGCACCAAAGTCAGCACTGCCCATGCGATTCTCTGCAAGCTGACGCTCATCGAGCATCAACTTCTGAAAATCAAACGGAGGTTGGCTGAACTGGACAGGCTTTAATCCTTGCGGAAGGATCTGGCCAGGCTGCATCCTCAAGTTCGCTGTGTTCAGCGATACTGGATTCTGCGCTTCGAAAACAGGGCGGTTGGCCAGCTCTACATAGTCAGAGAGCGAGTTCTTGAGCTTGTTTAGGAGGTTTTCGCCAGGGAGGAGGATCTCAGCTACCCCGCGAGGACTATACCAACCGCCACCTGTGATTTCATATGGGAAATCAACAAACGGAGGTTCGCCGTGTTCGTATGGGAGGGTAAAGGGTTTTCGCACGTTCTCGTTGATTGCGAGAGGGGAGTATGTCTCAACCAACCATCCGTCCTTCGAGGGGGTGTACATTTCCCACAAGATGATCCGATCTTCCTCTGCTTCCTGCGTGATGCCTTCACGACGATAGATCTCGTCTTGGATCTCGCTGCGAAGTCCAACAGCGTTGTTTGGCTTGCCAGCAATTTGTTTGATAAAGTTTTCGTCCTGCTTGTAGAGAGGGTTGGTCTTATAGCTATCAACGGAAATGGAAATGATGTGAACGATGAAGTCTGCATCTTTAAGTTCCTTGGTGTACTGAGGAACAATCAAATGAAAAGGATCGATAGCTTCGAAGCCGATCCGCTTGTTTTGATCGTCCCAAACAACCTTGGCCACACCGCGACCATAGAGAAGCAAGTTGTCGATGACGGACACAATCTCTTTCTGGAAGTTGGACTGCTCGCGCATCTTGTAGTCAAACCAACGCTCGGCAGTAACAGTAATCGGAGTCAACTGCTGACGCATCGGAACGAAGCTGGAAAGAATGTCGTTGCCAATCGCGCTGTTGACGAAGGAGGGCTTTAAACGCTCAATCGCTGTGTCGATCAACTGAACGTGTAGGTCGGCTGCTGTAGGCCAAGGCTTGACCTTACGGCGCACGCCAAAGTAGCGAGCCTGGTAGAATAACCGCTGGCGGTTCTCCCAGGTTTCGCGCTGGTTCAGACAATCAATAATCCTCTGGTAATAATCTCCGCGACGATTGTTCTTCTCTTGATTGGTTGCCATATTATTTATTTCTTTCAGTCTTTAGTTCATACGAAAGATCGTTGACAGCATTCAAGGCTTTCCTTGCCCATTCGCGCGTACCAGGAGTACCGCGACGAATCTCAATGTAGTTCGGATCTTTCATAAGCTCTTCAACTATCCCTGTCGTGTGGGTTACTGGTGTCGTTGTTGCGCAACCACCAAGACTCACCGCTAAGATCGCTATCGATAGCTTTGCGATTGTCGCGCCACTCGTTCTCAAAGTTCTGAGTGCGCTTCTGTTTCCAACCTGGAATGATGCGAAAGACGGCTGCGATGATCTCAAGGATTGCACGCAGCACAAAAGATTATTTAATATTCAGCCCAACTGTCTTCAAGAAATTAACGATCTTTTCTAGGAAGCTGTCATCAGCGGGGGTGGGTGTCAGTTTAACAATAATGCGAGCAGCAAGAACGATACCGCCTACGGCAGCAACGATCTCTTGCCAGTTTGAAGTAATCCAATTCCAAATATTCATAGTTTATCCTCCTGCGTCAAAACCAGCCATGACAGGGTCGTGCGACTCCATCATTTGGTTTAACGTCTTCCAAGTTGGCCGTTCCGTGGGGAAAGTCAAGTCCCAGCGGATATTACCACCATCCAGGCACAATGCCAACGCATCCGCTCGATCAGGGCTGGCGATACCCCTACTTCGCAAGGAATCCTTAGATTCGACCCCAAGCTTGCCCCTGCTGTTGGTCACAGTCCTGCGACAGGTCAATTGCGCCATTAGGTCATCGTCATCCTCTGGAAGGATGATCTCGCGATCCCCAATCTTCTTTGACATGTTAAACCACATCTCAGCCGACTTGTTGGTGTAGGCATCAGCATCGTTAGGCGTGCCACCAAAGTTTACCCTGTTCACCCTCCACCCAGCCTCGGCCAGAGCATCGCACATGGGCATACCCAATCCACTCGCATCCGCATAGATGTCTTCTGGCTTTAACCCAGCCTTCTTGAACTCGACGATGAACTTGCCAACCGCTGCCATCGTGTCCTTATCGCGCCATGCAATGATGGGAAGGATCTTGTTTCCATCTCGAATGCACAGGACGTTGCAATCGCCACCTGCTGCAAAGTCTACCCCTGCGGTCCTGCTACCAGGCTTAAAGTCAGGTGGGCTGTTCTGACAGCCCTGGAGGGAGTTGTAGTTAATGACCAAGCTTTCCGATCCGATATCCACAAACTCGCCATAGACCATTGAGCGAGTGAGGGGATGTTTCTCGCCATACCTTTGCAACACCTCGTCAATCTGTGCCTTGGTGATGTGTGGGCAGTCAAACGCTGTTACTGTGTGCTTCTTCCACATCGCAGATTCCTTGGTGAATGCGCGATAGAACGCGCCTGTACTCGCACCAGGGCTGGAGGCGAGCAATACGCGAGTGGGTTGGCAACGCCACAGAGCCTCGAAGAGTGGATCTGGAATTGACTTGGCTTCGTCCACCACAATCAGCAACGGCATGGTGTCGTGGTCATCGGCATGGAACCCTTCCGCTCGTCCTGGGTCTGTCGCGCTATACCCAACGATCCTGCTCATGTTGCCGTCTGGAAATATGTAGCGGATTTCGCCTGAGGTAACTTCCCAATTTCCGCCCACTCGCGCAATGTGCTTGCGCAAGCTGGGCCACAATTGTTTCTCGACCTGCCTCCAAACGCCAGCGGTTGTCGTAGCTATGCTTCCCTTAAAACAGAACGCATGCCAAATTAAAATCGAGGCGATTACTGTGCTGGTCTTGCCTGATCCGTTGGCTGCTTTGAGCGCAACTCGGCAATCTTTGTCTTGTAAGTCGCGCAAAACCTTTCTCTGCCAATCATATAACTCAAGTCCAAGCACATGTTTTGCAAATCCTGCTGGTGTCTGGATTTCCGCTAAAATCTCCTCTGGCGTGCGTTTGGGGGGTTTGGTTGTTTTGCCCACTATAGACCTCTTTTTATTTTGTGTCGCAAATACTTGGGGGGGTATAGAGATTTTTTTATGGGGATGGGGGGGTAGGGAGGGGCGTGGTCGTATCCCCTACCCCAACCTTGCGCGGAACTCGCCTGCGCATTGGAACGTGACGCTTGCGCCTGGGCGCGGAAGGTAGGGCAGTCTCCATGGGTTGAGCTGCCTCAACTTTTGGCTCATCTTTATTTGTCGCACAATAAGTATTGTGTTTACTATGAGGCAAACTAATCCTCTCCTCAATCTCCTGCGCTTCAATCACTTGTGCAGGCTTTTCTTTTTTTGACAAAGATCCTGCTAATATCTGCGCTAGTCCTGCGCTTAGTCCGTGCTCGACGCTGCCGTTAACCTGTACGCGCGCGCTGGGGACGCTGTAAAGGTAGATCCGCTCGGCCATCCAGGCTTTGGCTTGCCAGCTCTTTTGTCCTGCCAGCTCTATGTCGCGCAAGAGGGATAGTTCGTGCTTTTTTCTCGCGGTCTCCACCCTGCGCGCAAACTCAGGCTTGCGAGTACACCATGATTTTATTGTACTAGGCGATAAGCCTACCAAGGCAGCCGCTTTCTCAATCGTAAACCCGCTACGGCATGCATCAATAACCTCCTGCGCAACCTGATCATTGAAGAGGGAGGGTTTGCCGTTCTTTCCTTTGTCCTGCGCGAGTGGCGCATCGCTTGGCATCGCTTCCATGCCCATATATTACCATGAAAATATATTTTAAAAACCCCTTGACTACTCAAACCGATTGCGTATCTTTAGAGGATGAGCAACACCAATACACAAACCGAAGCGAGCGCGGTTAAAGACGTTCAAACATATGCGAAAACAAAGGAGCTGATTCTTTCATATTCGCATTTTTCCCCAACCTATAAAAAGATCATAGAGATTTTAGATGATATCGATGTAGTGCGCGCGTTG